AAGCAGCAATGGCTTCGTTCCAAACTTCGTCAATAGATGAAGACCTAGCAGATTTTGATTAAGTGAAATTCAGACCGTAGTGTGCTATATTGAAGGGGATGTCATGCTGCGGTCTGAAACCATGAAACAGGAAACGATGCGGTTCTTAATTTTAGCAGCTATGTATAGCCTCGCGCTATTTGGCTTTGCATTCCTTGTTGGGTGCTCGGTCCCGGTGAGATACATTGCCGATTGCACATTTGTTCAACCAGAGAATTGTAATTGAGATGGCTGAAGAAACACAAGATCCAATGGTTGAGATCCTAGAAAGGATTGCAGCAGCAAATAAAAAAGCAAAGCCAGAAAAAAGGCCAGTTGGTCGTCCTTCTCTTTATCAGCCTGAATATTGTGAGATTGTTATTGAGCTTGGAAAGCTTGGAAAAAGCATCGCTCAAATGGCTTCCGCGTTCGATGTAGATAAGGCTTCGATCTTTGATTGGGCCGCGGCCCACGAAGATTTCTCCACCGCTCTCGCACGCGCAAAGGTTCACTCTCAAAATTGGTGGGAGAATAAAGCTCAAGGAAACATGGATAATAAGAACTTTAATGCGCAACTTTGGTTGAAGAGTGTGACGTCTCGCTTTCGTGATGATTACACTGAGAAGCAGGTTACAGAGTTAACTGGCGCCGATGGCGGAGCCATAAAAACGGAGACGGCGCACAAGATTGATGCGGACCAGCTTGAGCCTGAGCAGCGCGACGTCCTCAAGACCATCTTTCTGTCGGCTTTAAAGACTGCTGATAAATGAGGGAAGTCGAACTCTCCCATCAGGAAATGAGAGAGGTGGCGGAAACGGTTTCTGAAGTTCTCGGTATGTTGTATGAGATGCAAAGCTTAGAGGCTGCATTTCAAGTTTTGGCGTCTACCGTATCTTACATGTTGTGCAATGATCTAGCATCAGCAGACGACGCGACACGCGCGTTAGAGAACTTTTCTAATATCGTGACCGAAACAGTAAACACGGCATCGTCGCACGGTATGGCAATGTGGACTGAGGGGACAACGCATTGACACAGACAGAGAAGCACATCGAATCATTAATTGATGATCTATACTTCTTGGAGAAGCGCATAAGGCTCGAGGAGCGCGAGCGCGCCGCAATGATTGTTAAAGAGTATGATGCTTACACGCCATACATTGTCGAAAAGCATAAGGTCGCACAACGCAAGCGCGATATTATTGAGGAGATCATGAATGGCGTTGAAGACAATCATCGTGGCACACAACGATGCATTAACCGCCGCGAAGTCTGAGATTGATATAGAGAAAGCAATAATGCTGTATCTTAAAAATATGCTCGACGACGGCTATATAATGATACCAATGGACAGTGAAGCAATATTCGATGAGCCTGAAGCCGGTAATAGTTGAAGCATTTGGAAAGCGTGTAGACGCACGCCAAGGCTATATCGACATCACAAGAGCTGAATGCGAAGAAAGCTTCGCAGAGTTTGTTAAGCAGGCGTGGGGGGCGATCGAGCCCGGGTCTGAATATATTCACAACTGGCACATAGACCTCATCTCAGAATCGCTCCTTGCTATTACAAATGAAACAGAGTTTGACGACGGATCTTTCTACAACCGTCTCATGATTGCCGTCCCTCCGGGTTCGATGAAGTCTCTCCTCGTCAATGTCTTCTGGCCGAGCTTTGAGTGGGGGCCAATGAACAAGCCCCACATGCGTTACATCTGTATCTCGCACAGCCAAGAGCTGGCGATTCGCGACGGAATCAAGATGCGCCGGCTTATCGAATCAGATTGGTATCGCGACAGGTGGCCGCACGTCGTCCTACAGAAAGATCAAAACCAGAAGCAGAAGTTCGAGAACACGGCGATGGGCTTTCGCCAGTGCTGCGCCATCAACTCAATAACCGGCGCTCGCGCAGATCGAATCATATGCGACGACATCCTGTCAGTTTCTGACGCAGCCTCGCAGCAGATTAAAGACACGACTAATCAGCAGTTCTTTGAAGCTATCCCGACACGTCTCGTGAACCCCAAGAAGTCTGCGATCATCATCATTCAACAGAGGCTGGCAGAAGACGACATTATTGGATCGGTGTTAGACCGCAACCTGCCTTACGACTACATCTCCCTGCCAATGCGCTTTGACCCGTCGAGGGCGCAGCCGACGATGTTGGGCCTCGAAGATCACAGGACTGAAGAGGGCGAGCTGCTATTTCCGGATAGATTTCCGGAAGAGGTGGTCGAGCGCGACGAGATCATTATGGGGCCGTGGGCGGCCGCCGCTCAGTTCCAGCAGATGCCAAGCCCACGAGGCGGTGGCGTTATCAAGCGAGAATGGATTCCAACGTGGGAACGTCCAACATATCCGCCCTTTGATTATGTCATTGCGGCAGTTGATACAGCCTTCACGACAAAGACCAACAACGACCCATCAGCAATGACAGTATGGGGCGTATGGTCTGGGGGAGAGGGAATGGCGCAGGCCAATCGCGTTCCCGCCTTCGACGGATCAATGACCGCGCTTGATCGGCAATACCGCGAGGAGAGGCCACGCGTCATGCTCATGTATGCGTGGGCAGAACGCCTAGAACTGCACGAGCTGGTCGAAAAGATACAAGAAACGATGGACAGTTACGGCGTCATGAAGCTCCTCGTGGAGAATAAGGCCTCCGGCTACAGCGTGGCACAAGAACTTCGTCGCCTGTATGGGCACGAGGATTTTTACGTTCAACTCATCGACCCAAAGGGTCAGGACAAACTTGCCCGCTTATACAGCGTTCAGCACTTATTTTTTGAGGGCTTGATCCATATGCCCGACACGACTTGGGCAGACATGGTAATTAACCAGCTTTCGGTATTCCCAAAGTCCAAGCACGACGACCTTGTTGACACCACGTCAATGGCGCTCAAGCACCTGCGCGACACCGGCATGTTACTCCGCGGCGCGGAATGGACTGCGGAGCTTGACCAGAGTAGAGTGCATATCAACTCCAGCGACGAGCCACTTTATCCCGGATAATCAAGGAAAGAATAATGATACCTGCAAGCGCAGTCGTAGACGTGATCGACAGACCGCCAGCTCATGGCCAAGGTCTCGGAAAGTTCAAAGTAACGGTATGGGGCAAAGAGCCAAACGATTATGTCCGCACCTACCACATACAGGCTAAAGATGATAATATGGCCGCGCGCGAGGGTTTAGACCGTTTCGTTGAAGAGATTTCGCGTCTGCTAATTGACGCAAAGGGACATTAATCATGCCTGTTACTCCTAGCTATCACAACCTCCGCCAAGATCAGGATGACCCCCAAGGGCTCGGCGGTCTCGAAGACGTGATGGTTGAAATAGGGGACGGAGAGGACAAGCCCGACACAGATGACAATGGCAACATCCTCCGTATTGAGCACGATGATGGCTCCATCAGTGTATCACTCGATGGTCGACCAGTTGACGGTCCGAGTGAGGCAGAAAGAGCAAGGGAATGGTTCTCAAACTTAGTCGATGACATCGACCAAGGTGAACTGCAACGCATTTCGTATGAGCTACTCCGTGGCGTTCAAGATGACTTGGACAGCCGCGGAGACTGGATTGAAGATAGAGCGCAGGGCATTAAGTTGCTCGGCCTCAAGATCGAAATTCCGGGCCTTCAGGGCGCATCCGACGGAGCGCCTGTGGAGGGCATGAGCAAAGTGCGCCACCCGCTCCTACTTGAAGCAGTCCTACGCTTTCAGGCTAACGCCCGCAGCGAGATGCTTCCGACTGATGGGCCGGTGAAGGTTCGGAGCGAATCATCTGGTGATACGTTGCAAGAGGATGAACTCGCTCATGCACTCGAAACAGACCTCAACCACTACCTCACCGCCATCGCCAGAGAATATTATCCCGACACCGACCGAATGCTATTCATGCTTGGTTTTGGAGGGACCAGTTTCAAGAAAGTCTATTTCTGCCCTCTTCGCGGAAGGCCGGTTAGTGAAAGTGTCGACGCTGACGATCTTATCGTTAACAACGCCGCAACAGACCTGAGCACGGCAAAGCGCATCACGCACCGCGTAATGATGCGTCCGTCAACTGTTAAGCGCCTGCAGATCCTTGGCGTGTATCGTGACGTCGACTTGTCTATTCCATTGACAGAGAACTTAGATGCAGTTCAACGCGAAAAGATGGAGCAACAAGGAATCAGTCTCGATTCACGCAACCCAGAAGACCGTGACAGGGAAGTGTATGAAATCTATTGCGAGCTAGATATATTTGGCTTTGAGCACAAATATAAAGGCAAAGAAACGGGTTTAGAAATTCCGTATCGT